GGTTTAGTATGGAGGACGCTCCTGCGAACAGTTTCTTTTTAGAATACCTATCAAGACCACCTACGGCTGAAATATTCTTTGAAGATGTTTTAATGGCGCTAGTATTTTATGGAATGCCAATATTAGCAGAGAATAATAAACCTAGATTGCTTTATTATTTAAGAAGGAGAGGTTATCGAGGATTTAGTATGAACAGACCAGATAAAGTATGGAATAAATTATCTGTAGCAGAAAGAGAAGTTGGAGGAATTCCAAACTCCAGTGAAGATATAAAACAAGCCCACGCCGCTGCTATTGAAATGTATATACAAGATCATGTGGGTATGAAGCAAGATGGAACATTTGGGGATTTATATTTTAATGAACTATTAAATGATTGGACTAGATTTGATATAAATAAACGTACAAAGTTTGACGCGACAATTAGTTCGGGTTTAGCAATTATGGCAAATAATAGACACTTGTATGCTCCAAATGCAAAAGTAGAAAAACCAAAACTAAATATTAATATTGCCAAATATACAAATAAAGGTAGTATGTCTAAAATAATTAAAGAATAATATGAGGCAGTTCCCAAGTCAAGTTGTTAGTGACGTAGAAAAAATAAGTTTTGAATATGGACTAAAAGTTGCCCAGACTATAGAATCAGAATGGTTTGACAAAGATTTTCACTCTAGTAGATATACTAATAGTAAAAATAATTTCCGTAACCTAAGATTATATGCTAGAGGAGAACAGTCAATTCAAAAATATAAAGATGAACTATCTATAAACGGTGATTTATCTTATCTTAATTTAGATTGGAAACCAGTACCAATTATATCTAAATTTGTAGATATAGTAGTTAATGGTATTGCAGAAAGAGTATATGATATAAAAGCTTATTCACAAGATCCTTATGGAGTAAGTAAAAGAACTGAATACATGGATTCTATTATGGAAGACATGAGAACCAAAAACTTAAAACAATTTATTCAAGAAAATTTTGGATTAGATTTATTTAATACTAGTCCACACTTACTACCAGATTCACAAGAAGAGTTGGATTTACATATGCAACTTAATTATAAGCAAGCTGTAGAAATAGCAGAAGAACAAGCTATCAGTGTTTTAATGGAAGGTAATAATTATGAAC